TCTTTGCTGCCTTTTTTAACTTTGCCGGTTACAGCGGTTTTTAACTTTGACCCGGGGTTAGCGCGTCTATGCGCGGCCACACCTTTAGCTGTCATGCCTGCGCCCGACTTAGTCTTGCGGTAGTTGCCGCCCTTGCCGGTGGTTCTGCGGATCGGTTTATCACCCATCAAAAGTTCCCCTTAATCGAGTCCATGATCTCACCCAGCGTCGGGCGTTTGTTCTTTGGGTCGTAGGCGCAGCGTATGGTCTTGGGGCACTGCGACCACTGATTTAAGCTGCCGTCGTCTGTCACGTAGTGGTACGCCATCACGCTGTTCTTCCCTCGGTAGACACATATCTTTTGGCCCGTTACGTCGGTTATGCGCTTCCACAAATGGCAGTCTATGTACTCAGGGTTAAGCAGTGACCCCGCCAACAGTATGTGTGCACATGTTAACACGTTTACCACGCTCCTGCCCCCACGCCAACAAAATAAGAACCCGTGCCGATAACTCCGATAATTCCAACCGACAAAACCGTAATCGCTATGTTGTTTACTATGGCTCGCTTGGCTTCCATCTGCCTGTATATTGTGTCTTCGCGCTCTTTCTTAATCTTGCGTCTAAGATCAAGCACCTTTTGGTGGGTACCCGGCCCNAAACGATAGTCCAATAAAAATTTCAACTCCTTCTCTTTCTGGAGCATTTCTTGCTGTCTCACGACAATGTCGAGAGCTTCTTTCTCTATCGTACCCGCGCCCTGACTGGCCTTCTCGAACAACGACGGGGACTTTTTCTGTTCACCTGCTTTTTGCAGATCGCTTACGCAACCATACCATTCCGATAATTGACCCGTAACTTCGCTAAACTCGCGGCCAGCCTTAACAAGTTTGGTCACGGTTTTATAGGCCAACAATGCCCCACTATAGGCCGTGACAGGGTCAATCATAACTTACTGCATTCGTTCTAAGATTGTTAAAAGCATCAAGATGATTGCCGCACTAGCACCGATCATGATTGCCTCTAAACGCTTGATGCGCGTAAAGACCTCCTTGAATTGTATCCGCACCTCTGTTTGCAAAGCAACAACATCCCTTTCTAGCGCAGAAACCCGCTCGTTCATATCCATTTGCTACTCCAGACCTAGCCGTTGTGGGCGGTGCACCACGCCGCCACTTGCTCCGTTACTTGCTGCGTGGTCATTGTTTTGTCGTCTTCGGGGTTAATCATTGGGTGCCGCCTGTGTATGTCTAGCACCCGCGTGGTAAGCTGGTCTTGGGTAAGCCTAGTCACACTGTCAGGTATTTTGTATTCACGGGTGTCGGGGGTTACACCAACCATCGTGAAGTTATCAGGGTCTTGCCAGTAACCGCCGTTGTCCACCCAGTAAGGGCAGTGCATACCTTGCGGTCCCGCGTCTAGCTTGTACTCAAGTATCATTTTTCTTCTCCAGTTTAAGCATGTAGTCCGTATTAGCGAACTCAGATTTCCCGAACATGCGCTCAGAAGTCTTGTCTACGTTAGCCGTGTATTTATCAGCCATTTGGTTTAAAAAATCCTCTAGCTCATTGGCGTGTGGTAGCTTTCCTTTAGCGATTGCTTCACCTGTGTGCTGAACGTAACCCGAAACTTCCGTCAGACAGACTTGCGGGTGAACGCCATATTGCTGGCAGTATTCAATCGTCGCTGTTTGAGCGCGGCCACCATCCAAAAGATTTCGGTACATAAGCTCGAACCCACGACGAACGTGGTGGCGTTTTTCTTCGTTCTCAAAGTCCTCTTCGCTCCAATCATCAATGCCGTTTACCTGTTTAATGTTTTCGTAGGCATCAATCAGTGTTGCAATGTCCTTGAACGAGCCGTTTATCTTGCTTTCCATCATGTCCAAGCCGACACTTTTTTGACGAAACTCAGCTATAGAAACAGGGTCATCCTTTCCAGAAAGCTCCTCAAGTTCTTTGACCGATTTAGCGTGGTTTACCTGCGCCTCAGCCAGCGCCAGCTTGCGCTTCTCGACTTCGGCCATAACCTGACGCATCATTCGCATGGGAGACTGCCCCGTCAGCATCGTCAAGGTCATCAGAGACAACGTGTGCTGGCTGTTGTTGCGGTCAAACGCTCTTGTTTTTGCGTCCAACTCAGGAAGCATTTCGTTTACTTTAGCAACCGCCGCTGCATTTATCTTATCCGCTGATATAGCTGGTAGACTAAAAGCAACGTCTATTTTCTTAGTTAAACTGTTCAACTTCTTCTCCCGTTAACTTCCTGAAAAACCCTTCATGCCGTAAGCATAAGTGCCTGTAAGATCACCAAAATCTGACGCATTACCCGGGGTCATTATGGTAACATAATCAATATCGGTCGTAGCGGGAGACGTACCGATATTTCGGCCCCCCGCTGCACAGGCTCTGACGCCATTTGAAGTCGCACAGGTTTGGTATCTTGCAGCAGTCATATCACCAAAGTCGGTTGCGTTTCCCGTAGTTGCAATAGTGATGTAATCTATGATGTTCTGATAAACATTGCTGCCGTTTATTGAATGAAAAAATAACCCTCTGACATCATTATTAGTACCGCTGCCATGAGTTGCGGTTTGGGTATTATCTCCAAAATCAGTGCCATTACCCGCTGATGCTATAGTTATATAATCCATAGAAACATATGTAGTGTTACTGTATTGGCCACTGGCGAAAACACCCCTAGTAGCGTCTGATACCGCGCACATGGCTTTTTTCGCAGTAGTTAAATCTCCAAAATCGGTAGCATTTCCCGTGGTTGCAATGGTGATGTATTGAATAGTGTTTATGCCGCTACCATTTGAGGAATCCACCCCTCCCGCGATCACGCCTCTAGTTAAGTGGGAACAGGCTGTGTTTTGATTGACCGCTGTAAGCAGATCACCAAAATCCGTGGTGTTACCGGCTGTACCGATGGTGACATATTCTATGATGTTCACGTATTGAAAACTTGGAACGTAAGTTAAACCTCCACAAAAACAGCCCCTAGTGCCGTTAGAAGAACCCGCCATATTAAATCGTTTTTCACTAAGTTCACCGAAACTTGATGAGTTGCCCAAAGTGTCTATAGTTATATAGTTAATAGCTTTTGACAGGTTATTAGCTAAAGCTGTGTTATAACCGCCTCCGAACACGCCTCTTGAACCATACGGTGTCGGTGGTTTCGCTGATACAACAGTAAACCAATCCCCGTTTGCGTATATATTAAAGGTGTCGTCGCCTGTGTTGTACCACACGTTTCCGTTCGCAGGGTATGACGGTGCTGACGCTGAACTCGTCACGGCACGCTTTAAATTAGCGACCCCGTCCACCAAAATATCTTGGGGGAAATCTACTGACCCTAGAGCGTCTGTTTTAAGTGTACTCATTTGTTAATCCCCTGAACATGCGCCGTCCATGTTGGTTTTACTGTTAAGCATATCACCAAAATCAGTGGCGTTGCCTGTGGTAGCAATAGTGACGTAGGACATATCTTGGGTCGATCCTCCACTGTTGCCCCCCGAAAAAACGGCCCGTGTAGAATTAGCAACAGCCGACATCACGTTGTTTGCTGAGATTAAATCACCAAAATCAGTAGCGTTGCCCGTGGTTGCAACCGTGATGTACTGAATTACGTTAGTACGGCCACTCCCAAGGCCTGAAATACCTCCTGCAATCACTGCACGAGTATCATTAGAACAAGCAGCACCCTCTCTCTGTGCCGAAAGTAAGTCACCGAAATCTGTGGCGTTTCCCGTAGTATCAATCGTAATATACTGCATGACATTGCTGGCATAATCAGGGCCAACGTTATTACTGCCGCCGCAAAACACCCCACGAGAGCCGTTGCTACATCCATAGCCTTGCGCTACAGCAACTGATAAATCCCCAAAATCTGTGGCATTACCCGTACTCGCAATAGTCACATATTGAATCACATCCCAAGGTTGGGCACTACCGTCGTATCCTCCTGCAAAAACGCCCCTAACGGTACTCGCACACGCCAAGGGTATTCCTCGGGCCGAAAGCAAGTCTCCAAAATCTGCCGCGTTTCCAGCGGTTGAAATAGTCACATAATCAATGGACTGTAGGGCTTGGTTACTTGAGTTAAGTCCTGCCCCAAAAAGCCCACGAGAGCCGCTAGAACACCCAGAAGCGTTTTGCCTATTTGTAGTAAGATCACCAAAATCAGTGGCGTTGCTGGCAGTAGGGATGGTAAATTGTCTAATATCAACAGAACTATTGTTACCACCAGCAACCAAACCCCTATCACCAAAGGGCGTTGGAAAACTGCCGCTTAGGGTAATCCAGCCAGCATTAATATACTGTCGAACTACAGTGCCATCCCACCAAATAGCTCCGTTAGAGGCGCTAGACGGCTCTGTGCCACCCGTGTGGTATTCTGTAACAGCAACCAAAGTTTTTATGTCAACGCCGCCGACGTTTAGTCCTTGACTGAAAACTGGTGCCCCGCTGCTGCGGTTTTCTATGCTGGTGACGTTTACAGTGCTCATATCAATCCCCTGAAAAGCCAGCTTGTTTGTAGTTCGTCGAGATCATATCGCCAAAATCTGTGCCATTACCCGTAGTTGCGATTGTGACATATTGAATAGAATTAGTATAACTAGGAGATGATAACCCACCTGCGAAAACAGCTCTCGTTTCACTAGCGCAACTGGCTGGTTCCAAGGCATACGCCAATAAGTCTCCAAAATCAGAGGTGTTACTTGTCGTATCAATGGTTATGTATTGAATAGCATCAGAATAACTGCCGTTAAACCCGCCTGCAAATAACCCTCTTGACCCGCTAGCTGTCCCCGTTCCACCAGCAAAATTATTCATGTCGCCAAAATCGGTGGCGTTTCCCGCAGTGGCGATAGTAACATAGTCCATCACAGTATAGGAACTTGTTCCACCGTTATCATAACCGCCGCCAAAAACACCGCGAGTACCGTTTGAGACAGCCCCATTGCTAGTATCACGAGCAACGGTTAAATCACCAAAATCAGTCGCGTTGCCTGTTGTGGCGACAGTTATAACGTCTATTGCGGCTGTCCGATTGGAGACTAGACCGCCACCAAACAAGCCTTTAGTTCCGTCACCAAGACCGGAACAATATCCCCTTGCAGCAGTAAGATCACCAAAATCAGTCGCGTTTCCCGGAGTGGCAATAGTTACATATTGTATAACATTACTAAAAGATAATCCGCCGCCCGTAACGCCCCTGCTTCCGTTAGACAGACCTTGGTTTGGACGCCATCTATTTTCAATAAGATCACCAAAATCAGTAGAGTTTCCCGGAGTAGAAATAGTTATGTACTCGATTCGATCTTGGAAACTACCTCCTGCCGCAAACACACCTCTACCGCCAAACCAAGAGGGGGGCGGGTCAAAAGTAACTGTCTGCCACTCCTCTCCGTCGTACATATAAAATTTATCTGACGCAGTGTTATACCAAAGCGAACCAACAGAAGGAGAGGTTGGCTCGGTGCCTGATGCAGCGTATTCCATTTGCGGAAGCGACGAAAGCGCAACATTGTCTACCGTCACCGCAGCCGCGTCTGGCGCTCCACTACCTGCTACATTGGTTACTGTGTCTACCTTTAGAGTACCCATTTATACCACCGCCCATCCTGCCCCAGACGGGACCGTTACTGTCACGCCACTGGCTATCGTTATCGGGCCAGCAGACACAGCGTTCTTGCCCGTCGTTAGTGTATAGTTGCTGCTGACAGTCTGGCTGTTTTCGTAGAAGATGTCGTCCTTCGCGCCAGCAGGGTCAGCCCATTGAGCGGTGCCAGCCGAGGCGTAAGTCAGGACTTGAGATGCCGCGCCGTTAGCAGGGATGTGGTTATTACCGTTGCCTGTAGGGTGTGAGTAATTGTTTGCGCTTGCCGCTACGCCGTTGAGCTTAGTGTGATCTGCGTCTGTGAACACATTGCTGTCGCTTGCGGCTTCTACTAACGCCCTGATTTCAGACGCGGTTTGGTCTGCTGTCGCGCTCGTTTCTATGCCGTCTAATTTAGTGCCGTCTGTTGCGACGTCTCGCCCGTCTACTGTGCCAGAAAGAGTAAGGTTCCCGTTAGCCGTATCAAGTTTGAATTTTTCTTGATTGCTGTTGTTTATTATACGAAAACTTGTGTTCGCTTTAGCAACTATTTTGTTTCCAAAGATTTCACTATCACCAGCCGAAGTGTAACTTAGTTTTAAGCTATCCACTTGACCATTAGTTCCAAATGACAAGTAGCCAGACGAACCGCTGCTTAAAATAACATTACCGTTAAGGTCTAAATCACCGCCCAACTGAGGCGAAGTATCCTCAACTAAGCTACCAATAGCAGAAACAGAGGCCCATTGTGGGCCTGAACCTGACCCAAGAGATTTTAAAAACTGCCCTGATGTTCCGTAATTCGCTCCGCTAAGGCCAATTTGACCCCCACTAGCTATTCTAAAAACCTCGTTGCCGTAATAGTTTTTAACTTTAACAAAACCGCTTGATCCAGTTCCGTTTGCAACTAGGACAACATCACCGTTCGTTACTGCGCTGATACTGTTTCCGTTGGTTTGAAGTGTTCCCCCAAGCTGGGGCGAGGTGTCATCAACTAGATCGCTGCTGGGGGCCGCTTGCCACTGCGCTGTTCCTGCGCTGGCGTAGCCAAGTATTTGCCCCGACGAGCCATTGCTAGGGATGTGGTTATTGCCATTGCCTGTGGGGTGGACGTAGTTGTTGGCGTTTGTTGCGCCAGTGTAACCAAGATTTGCCAGCGTCAGCGTGCGCGTGGAGACTGTGCCGTTTGCGTCGGTGACGTGGCCCTGAGTGTCCGTAGTGATGTTGATGTCGATGTCCGACACAACCGTTGCACCTGTAAGCGCACCCGTGTCTACGCTGAAGTCGTCTCCGTTGTACGTCGGGTGGCTGTAGTTATTTGCACTCGCGGCTACGCCGTTGAGCTTAGTGTGATCTGCGTCTGTGAAAACATTGCTGTCAGACGCACCTTCTACCGCTGCACGAATTTGTGCGTTTGTTTCAAACTTGTCGTTGTTGAGGTTGGTAAAGTTAGCGTCTACCTCAGTGTTAGTGAGGGGCGAGCCTTTGCCTGATCGTGTTACTATGGTAGCCATAAGCCGCCCCCCGTACTAAATTAAGATGCTGCGAGTGTTACTGTCCAAGTGACGGACATGGTGTCGTCCGCGGCTTTGTTAACGACGCTAAACACTGTGCGGCAGAGCATGTCGCCCCCACTAGATGCATTAAAAATGCCAGCCTCTGTTACTGCACCTGTGGCATCCCCTGCTTCGAACGATGACACGTATGCGACAGCCTTATTGGAACCCGTAAGCGTTGTTGAATCCAGAGCTTCGCGTGAGCCTAGCTGACTAACTAGCGCCGTCTGCCCTGCTGCTGCGGCTGTTGTGCTAGACCCCAACGCCATGTGGCTCATAACAGCCTTAGACGTGCCGGTCATACGGCTAGCAATAAACACTAGCCCCGCGTCAACAACGAGGTTTTTTACTTCTCTGGTGTCTTTTACGTTCCCGGCCTTGTCCTTCAGGACGATGTTAAGCTGACCGGATAGCTTTAAGTTTTCATGGATCATAACGATCTCCTAGGTGAAAGTTCGGGAAGCACCGACGAAGTCTTCCGCAAAGTAAGTGAAGTCAGCAAAACCCTGACTCCGTAGAGACCCTGCGTCGGTAGCCGAGGGTGTTTCGGTAAGCACTAACGGGATTGTTTTAAGTACAATTATACTGTCCGACACAGACGCTATGTCTGTACGGGCTTTGACAAACTGCATTTCCTGGTCATCAAGGATGGAAGCTGCGCCGTCGATGTCGTCAGTTGCGTAAGCCGTGTCCGTAAAGGAGCGAGAAAACGCCCGCTGGGACGTGAACGAGTCCGTAGCCCCCGCAGAGTTTGACAGCCCTTTACCCACCGAAAAGATATTGTTCTCCGCGACGTACCCTGTGTCAGTAATGCCTTTACTGCGCGCCAGCAAAACACTGTCTGAAACCGAGGTCGCGTTCGAGATTGCTTTGCTTTGCGTTACTGCGTGAGTATCTGAAACAACTCCATCGTCGGTCAAAAGCCGCGTTGTTTGGCGAACTGCATTGTCCGACACCCGTGGCGTGTCCGAGAGACCTTTGCTCCGGGCCAATACTACGTCGTCCGCAACAGTTCCCACGTCGGAGAAAAACTTTTCGGGGGATAAGCTCGCTAAGTCTACTGCTGAAAATGCGTCTGCGTGAGTGCGGTTATACCCTACTTGTTTGCTCAAACTTTCAGTCGCCGCCGCCGTGTCAGAACGGGCTTTGGCAAACTGCATTTCTTGGTCGTCAAGAATAGAGGCTTCTGCGTCTACGTCGTCAGTTGCGTTAACCGTATCTACAGCATGTTTGTTAAGATGGTTTATCTGATCGTCCACCGCAGTCGCTGCGTCAACACGGGCTGCACTAAAAGATTTAACATGAACGTCCGAGGCCGAAGCTGCATCAACTAGCGACTTAAAGACCGCTAAAATTTGTTCGTCGGCGGTTGTGGTTGTTTCCGTCCGAACCGTAGCAAAAGAAATAGCAGCGGCGTCTGCGACGGTCGAGCTGTCGGTCAGAGTTTTGAAAAAGGCGAATACTTGTGAATCGGTAGTTTGCGGGTTTTCGAACAATTCAAAAATTGCCATGAATTGGCCTTGGCTCAGAGAAAACCCTAAATTATCTACAGCCAGACTTACGCCCTCGGTGACATCAAGGGTTTTAACCGCATAAAGAAGTTTTTGAGCCGTGACAGTTGTCATGCAAAATCCTCACGTATTTTAAACTTGAGGAGTTCGTATCGGGTTTCACGCAAGCCCGAAGACAGAACCACTTCTAGTTCGCCTTCGTAATTCCCGGCGTCGACATCTAAGTCGCCAGTCTGCCATTGCAAAACGGCTTTGCCGTTAGTAGCGTCCGAAAACGCCAAAGCGCGAGAAAACAAAACTGTTGTCGTTCCCGCGGCCCTAAAGTGCAAAGTGACTGAGCCGCCGTTTAAATTAGCCGCTACGCCGTCTGCGCTAGTTACCGTGACTTGAATTTGAGGTCCGGTGTCGCCCTGCACGTATTTATATGTGTCCGCCATTAATACCTCCGAGAGCCGTCGAAACTGCGACTGCCAACCCGCAGGTTTACCCGCCTATAGTCGCGGGACTTCGCCATGTCGGCGTCCATGTCAAATTTGCTACGGTAGTAGCTAGCAAGCTCGGGGTTGTACCACTCTTTGCCGGGTACTTCTGCGAGACGGGAAATAGCACCGTACGAAATGCAGCGCCCATGGGTTTCGTAAACCCAATCTTCAACACCCGTAGCAGCCAAGCTAGGCTTCAAAACACCTACGCCGCTAAATGTGTATTTTTGGTCCGGTGTTGGGTAGAACCTAACCGAAGTGTCTTGGTAAATACTGTAATACATCGGTCTTCCAGCCGTGGTAAACCGAGTGCCGTTTATGTGGCGGTCGCTCACGCGTGCCAACGGCTGATCGTCTAGGACAAGATCATATATGTTTTCTAAGACTGCGTTCGTTGGAGTGTCTAGCTCGTAATCCTTGGTCGACGCACTGGTAAAGTCTGGGTCGATGTCAAAGCGCCAGATTTCGCTACGCGCAAAAAAGTCTGCGGCAGCTTCTTTCAGGTGCGCCTCAACCACAACCTCAGGACAACCCGGCAAGTAGGGCTGAATGTAGGGGTAAAACGTTTCCCACACGACAGCCATTTTATGTCACCGACGTAGCGATCTTCGGCGTTACAGCCGAATCCGTCTGCGATTTAGCGCCTATGGCGGCATTAAAGGCCCCGTACGATGCTTGGGCACGCTGTTCGTTTGCTCCGTACTCCGCGTCTTTACTGTACGCTCTGTACAAGACCCAGTCGATCATCGGAGACATGTAGATGTCATCGAGGTTTATTACAGTAGTGTTGGGCGAACTGGCCGCAGGGTTAAGCTGGCTTTCGGTCAAAGCGTGCGCGGCAGGAGCGTCCGCATAAATGACTTCGACTTGCGCAGTAGCAGTCGCAGGTGGGTAAACAAAAAACTCTTTGGGTTGGCGCGGATCATACATGTAGTGCTGTATGTTATCGCTCTGAGTTTCAGCGTGCCATGTGGGTCGCTGGTCGTCTAACACTGCGCGAGATACTAAACGTACTGCTTTCAGCGTAGACCCTGATTTCATGTTCCGCGTAACGTCTAGCAGCTGCAAAGCCGAGGGGAACCCGCCGCCTCCGGTTTTTGTCAAAACTTGCCGCGAACCCGCCGCACATGTAAACGTGGCAGCTTTAGCGTTAGCGTCAGGGCGCAACAGCGTAATGGCCAGATAGCTTTCGTTGATCCAGCTTTGAAGTTCGGTGCGAGGCCAGCGAATACTTGTGTCCTGCAAGACGTGCTCTACGCGCTCAATAATGTCGATTACTTTAACAGTAGCCATGGTAAGCTCCTCTGCCAGAGAATAGGGGGAAGCGAACCTCCCCCTACGCTGTTAAATTTAAGCTGTGCCGACCAGAGCGGTTACAAGAGCTTCAGGCTTAACGACCTTGCGCCCATACACGGCGAGGCCGCGAACGATGTCGCCAAAGTCAGTCTGGTTACGCAGAGGCTCAGTTTTGCTGATCTGCGAAGCAAACGANCANGCAGTGTTTGTGCCAGCGACCATCATCCGACGGGCTTTGGCGTTAGACACTGTAGAACCCGAGGAAGTCGCAGACAGACCGGGAACGAGAGCTTTAGCCGCTGCGCCTTTGGGCAACAGGTTGCTCACGTAAACGGTAAAGCGATCCAACATACCGATTTTGCCTGTACGGATGGTGCTGGACTGATCACCAGTAAAATACGCTTGGGCAATGTCGGTCTGCATCAGCAGCTGACGGTCACGTGGGGAGATAATAAGCCAACGGCCATCCTCAGGTACGTTTTGCTCATCAAGCGCAGACGACATTTGCAGAATGCAGTTAAGTACATTTGCGGGTGTCGCTTGGTTGATTGGAGCAACGTCTGTACCAAGGTTATAAGCACCTGAGATCGCACCGGCTGTAGCGCCTTTGTTAGACGCGTGGGCACCGCTAGTGACGTACCAGTTAAAGAACGTATCGTTTTCGATAGTGATCTTCAGCTGTTTAGCAGCATCATCAGTGAACATGTTCATCAAGTCCATATCCGCTTGGTGCGCGAGTACGTCGTTGACCTGTACGCTGAAATACTTACCTTGGTCGATCTGCATGTCTTGGAAGATCGGTACGGGTACTTCAGATGTCAGGGTAGTGCCTGCGCCTGCGTAATCGTTGATGGTGATCGACGGTGCTTGGCGAATACGAATGGTATCGCCTTGGTTTTTGATCTCGCCTTCCCAACTGGTGTTGGAAATTTCAGTCATCATGGT